ATGTTAGAAAAATACATATTTTAATACCCCTTATCCATAACGTCTTCCTTATAAATTGGAACTAACTCTTGCAATGTCAACGTCATATCTATTTCTACTGGGGCATTATCTACTTGGAAGAAAGAAACGTTGTTAGGGTTGTATACAACACTCACTCCAGTAATAGCAACTGGTGGTATTTGAACCATACCCCTTCCCCCATGGAAAGAAACGACTAAATGGTCTGGGACAAGTAATGTTACCGCAGACTTTTTAGTTGCGTGCGCCGCACTTCTAAACATTTTTAAAATTTCAGTTGTTTCTTTAGATTCTTTTTTAGAGGATGGTAAAAATTTAAAGGAAAATGAAAAAGACCTTAATGCTGTTGATTGATAATTTAAAAATTCGTTGGGGTTTGTAACCTTTCCTGTTGTCCTTGTATATTCTGTGGCGATAACATCACCAAGACCATAACCAGCTAGTGCGCCAAACGCTTTACCAAGCGCAGCACCTGCGCCGGTAGTCAAAGCCGAAATGTTTCCACCAAGGAGATCTGTAATAGAACCCATCGAAACACCATCATTAATAAAATCGCCAAGAATAGCCATAAACTTTCTGGTGTCCTCAGCATAATTCATCGTATCATTAATCTGTATATCGGTCGTCATATATAAAGCGACAGAACCTCTAAGGTTTCTTTTAACTAATGGCGCCGTTATTAATTGCTTTGTAATTTCTTTAATTGTATCAAACAATGGTGTTTCTTTTAAGGCAATGGAAACAATCGGGTCTTTCCATCCGTGTTCGGCCGTTTTCCATTCGAACACTGGGTTATAACCAGAACCTTCTACTACTTCTAGAAATTCAAATAAAATAAATGGTTCTTCTGCTGTTTCGTTAATGTTATTTCTAATCCTTTCTTCTGATACGTCTGCAGAGGAAACATCACTATCCCAATTAATAACATGAGAACCCCCTAACGTACTGGGGAATTTAAGATGCTCTATTGGTTTCAATGATTGTTGATTGGATAAATGTGATGACATTACTGAATTCCTTATTGTCTATACTATTATTTATAATGAATAAATAATAATATGGGTAAAACATATTCAGGAAAATATAAAGTTAAGAGACCTGAAAAGTATAACGGAGACGCGTCCAACGTTATATACAGATCTATGTGGGAGAAAGATACCTTTAGATGGTTGGAAAAACAATCATGGGTGAGATGGTGGAACTCAGAAGGAACGGTTGTTTCGTATATGTGTGCGACCGACAAGAAAGGACATAGGTATTTTGTTGATTTAACCATCAGAACCACAGATGGAAAGACTATTCTTGTTGAAATAAAACCATACAACCAAACTATCGCACCGAAAAGTAAGAATCTTAACGAAACATTAACTTATATTAAGAATATTTCTAAGTGGAAATATGCTCAGAGATACTGTGAAAGGAGGGAAGGGTACAGGTTTGAGGTGTGGACGGAGAAAACACTTGTTGGTCTTGGGGTACAAAAGGCTTCATTTAAACGAAAAACAAAAGCAGGTAAAAGAACTTGGAAATCTTTTAAGAAAAAAGTATAAATAAGTGTATGGGAAAAGAAGAAAAGAAAGAAACACAAGAAAAAGAAGAAAAGAAAGAAACACAAGTTCTTGTAACAGAGAAAACTTATGAAGTTGATAAGAAAGACTTCTTAAACATCCAAGACGTAAAGAGTTCTTGGTGGAGGACTGTTGCTCAGTTTATGGACACATTAAGATTGATTCCTAGATTATTGATGGTTTGTTACGGATTTATATTCTGGATAACAACTCAATGGTTTATGACGTTGCCTGATCCAACTAACGCCCAAGCAGCGTTTATATCTACTATTGTGGGTGCTGGCGCAGCATGGTTTGGACTATATGTAAGGAAGTAGAGTGGCGGAAAGTTTATTTGACAAATTAGAAAGTGAAGCATTTAGAAAGGGTATTCAGGTAAGAACCAAAGAAGCCAATGACTGGTTTTATAAGAAGGCGAGATCCCTTGGTAAACTTAATATGCATAAAGTTATTAAAGATAAACGCCTTGTAAAAGTTTCTAAACCAAAGATTGGGGATATGGTGATGTACCATTACGACCCTGTAATGCGATTATCATTACCTTATTATGATGCGTTCCCCCTTACTATTATTGTCGGGCCTGCGCAACGAGGATTTTATGGAATCAACCTTCACTATCTCCCACCAAAGGTTAGGGCAATGTTCCTTGATAAATTATCATCCATCGCTAATAATCAGAAATATGATGAAACAACTAAATTAAAAATCAGTTATTCTTTGTTAAAGAGTACACAAAATTTCAAATACTTTAAACCATGTTTTAAACATTATCTTAAACGTCAAGTGGATTCAAACATAATGAAGATAGAAGCATCTGAATGGAACATTGCTATATTCTTACAAACAGAATCATTTAAGAAAGCAGGTAAAACTAAAGTTTGGGCAGATTCAAGGAGTAAATACTAATGTCATTACCAGTATCAATTGATACATTAAAATCAACAATAGGAAGACGAGGTGGTATTGCAAGAGGAAACCGATTTGCGGTATATATTACCCACCCCGAAGCGAAAAGAAATTCCATCCTAAATTTTGATGTGGAATCTTTAATAAGTAACATCGTTGGAGGAAACTCTGTGGGGTTTGGAAACTTTATTAACGACCCTCGGGATATGTTCTTGTTATGCGAATCCGTTTCCCTTCCAGGAAAAAGAATTGCGACAATGGAGCAAGTACACAACCACCATGCCGAAAAAATGCCATATTCGGCTATCACCGAAGAAGTTACAATGACATTCTTATTAACAAATGATTACCACACTAAGAAGTATTTTGATTCGTGGCAGAATATGGTAGTGGATACATCTGGGAATCATTACAAACCCGCATATAAAAATTCATATACAACAGATATTATAATCCAACAACTATCCGCATCCAATGACATTATTCCTGGATACACAGTTAAGTTGGAGAACGCATACCCACTACAAGTGTCGTCCGTGGAACTATCTAATTCCGCAGACAATGCCACCTTATCCGTATCGGTTACAATTGAATATGATAGATGGAAAGAGGTTGGGATGATAGATGGATTCACCGAATTAGCCGATTATCTAGAACGAGCAGTTCAATAGATTGGTTATACATAAGAAGAGTAAAGGTTTAATTTAACAATATGGAGATATATTGATATGCTACCTAAAATAGCAACCCCAAAGTATGATATGATTATCCCAAGCACGGGAAAACAGATAACATATAGGCCTTATTTAATTAAGGAAGAGAAGATTTTATTAATTGCCCTTGAAAGCGAAGACGAAAATCAAATTGAGAATGCGGTATCCAACATAATTAAGGAATGTATTGAAGATGATGTTGACGTACAAGAACTAACTACGTTTGATGTTGAGTTTATATTCCTTACATTACGATCTAAGTCGGTTGGTGAAGGCGTTAAACTAAAAATGAAATGTACTGAGTGTGAAGAAGGTACTGAAATAAAAATTGATTTAGAGAAGGTCAAAGTAAAGAATAATGATAATAAAGAGTTACAGGTCAAGATAAACGAAGAAATGACCATTGACTTACATTGGCCTAAGATTAAAGATAAGTTGACTAAGGAAGAAAAGGTTACTGATACCGAAAGTATTATTACTTTAGTTGCAAAGACAATTGATACTATTTACTATGGTGAAGAGATACATGTAACAAAGAATGTTCCTTTATCTGAAGTAAAAGATTTTGTGGAGGGTTTGAGTACCGACCAGTTTAAATCCGTATTGGAATTAATGACTAATATACCATACGTGAGTTACGATATAGAATTTATTTGTAATTCGTGTAAACATGAAAATAAGAAGGAATTGAAGGGACTGGTTGATTTTTTTACATAGCCCTTTCGCATGATTCATTGACAAATCATTATAGAATAAATTTTACGTTAATGAATCAGCATAATTTTCAATTAATGGAATTGGATAATATGCTACCATGGGAAAGGGAAATATATGTTGCCCTTCTCACGAACAAAATAAAGGAAGAAAATGAGCAAAGAAAGCAAACACACTAGAAAAGAAATCTTAGAAGTAAGCGGGATAGGTGACATTGTTTCTCAGTTAAAGAAACTTAATGCAGCTGCTAAAATTGATAAAATGCAAGAGATTGAAATGGCAAAGAATGCCCCCGCATTACTTGCAGCCACCGAGGGTATGGGTTCAGTACAAGATGCTTTTGTTGATAGCGCAGAAGACTTTAGACGAAGATTTATTGCAAGCGCTGCTGCTTCTTCATTTTCAGACATTCGGAAGGGACAGGGATGGATGGGTAGAGACATAAAGTCAGGTCGTGATGGTGATGTGGAAGAATCCAAGGAGGAGGAAGATTCAAAAAAATTCCCAAATGAAGTATTTAACAGCATATTACGAGTATTAAATGATCAATATGAGTGGTGGAAGAAATTAACCAAAAAAAGAAACCTTGATACGGTAGAACAAGAAAGAGAAAAAGGAGGGTTATTACAGTCTTTGGGAGGAGGAAAACTTTCAGACGGCGCCGATGGGAATAAATTCTTGATGTTGGGTGGTATTGCAGCAATTGGTACGGCAATAGCTTGGTTCTCTGGAGGGTTGGTTTCGGTCGGGCTAGCATTTGCAGGTCTTCGTGGATGGGAAATTCCTGTTTTAAAGTGGATTGGTAAGTTAAGTGGTACTGCAGCAGCATGGATGAAGGAAGGTTTCATGGGCAAAATAATGATGTCTATGAAAAACTTTTTCGCCCCCTTAATTAAATTTAGTAGTTCCATCACAACCTTTATGAAAAGCAGTAAGGTGTTTATGTGGTTAAAGTCGTTTGGTGGTGTTTTTGGCACTATATTTAAAAAAATATTATGGCCGATAGGAGTTTTATTATCAGTCTGGGATGGAATTACTTCTTATAGAAACTCGACGGAATCTAGTACATTCCTAAAATTTGGTGATGGAATTGCTGGTATGTTAGGAAGTTTTATTGGTGCACCGTTCGATCTTTTAAAGAAAGGCATCATTTGGTTAATCGGTAAGTTGTTTGGTATAAAAAGTAAAGATGGTAAATATGACGAGACCACTGGTATGGGTTCCATCCTTAATGCAGGAAAAGAATTTAGTATAATTAAATTAGTTAAAAGAATGATAAAGTCACCATTTGTTATGATTGCCACAGCATATAGATGGATAAGTGATTTGTTTACCAATCCAGTTGCTGTACTTTCTAAATTATGGAAGGGGCTTGTCGGTGAAGGTGGATGGATAAAAATGTTTTGGACACCTATTGCTATGGTTGTTGCTTGGGTGCACAAGAAATTTGGATGGAGGGACGAAGACGCCCCAGACTTTAATTTATTACAATTCATTAAAGATACTTGGGACATTGTTGTACAAAAGGTTATGCAAGGATTTATTGACTTCGGGAAATGGATTGCATTAATACCAGTGAGGTTGAAAGTTTCTGCCATGGAAACAATAAATGAATACGCCGACTGGTTAATTAATGATGATACCTTGAGGGGAGCACAAGAACAACTTAAATTGAGACAAAAAGAAATACAAGGAACTAAACGAGATTCCACTATAACAAATAATGTTGGGGCGATGAACTCTGGAAACAATAGTAACAATCAAGTAATTAATACCACTATTAATGGTGGTGTGAATGAAGCATTTGGTAATCTTGCCACTTCATTAGGTGCGCCCGCCATAGCCATGTAAAAAACCCCTCGGTTAAGAGGGGTGTCTGGTTAAGCTTCAGCCGCTAACTTTTCAAAGTAACTCATAGTATCTGAAGGTGGTTTTTCTTCCAACGGATTATTCAACTCTGGGTTTACCTCAACAACATTTCCTAATTTCGGTGAAACAGCATCCTCTAATTGCATAGATTCTGCGGAAGAAGTTACCGCACCTTCCTCACCAAGAACACGAGTCAATTTTAATTTTAACTCATCATAACTCTTGTATGTAGAAGGATCCGTGAATTCTTTGATAGAGAATTCAGAATTATAGATTGACTCTAACTTATCATCT